CTCAAGGCGATGGAGCGCGGCGACCTCGCGGAGGCGTCGTTCAAGTTCCGCATCGACTCGGGCAAGTGGTCGCCCGACTACAGCGAGTACCGCATCGACTCGGTGAACCTGAACCGCGGCGACGTCTCGGCGGTCAACTTCGGCGCGAACCCGCACGCGACCTCCGGTCTGCGTTCCGCGATGGCCCTCGACATAGAGGCTCGCGTGCAGCGCGCGCTGACCGACCCCGAGCGCACGAACCTCGCCGTGATCCTCGGCGCGCTCAACGCCGCCGACGATGCCCTCGACGACGTCCTCGAGTCCCTGTCCGCTCTGCTCGGCATCCCGAACGTGGATGAGTGCGAGTGCGACTGCGCCGCCTGCGCGGACTGCACCGGAGGTATGAGCTCCGATGCCGCCGCCGCCCCCGCGGCCCTGGGTCACTTCGACCCGCTGATGCTCCCTCGCAGCATCACCTACTGACCCCGGTCGCATTCGCGACCGGTTAGCGCCACGACGTCCGCACGCCCGCCACGGCCAGCCTGCCAACGATCACGCGCGATCACCCACCCACGCCCACCCTGTGAAGGAGGTGTCCGTCGTGACCCACGACGACATCATCAAGCAGCTGCGCGGCGAGATCGCCGAGAAGCTGACCGCACGCAACGCGCGTGCCACCGAGGGCGCTGCCCTCGAGCCCACCTCTGAGGAGTACCGCTCGGCCCGTGCCGACGTCGTCTCCGCGGACGCCGAGATCGACGCCCTGCGCGCCCGTCTCGCCGACGCCGAACTCGAGCAGGCCCGCGACGCTGCGGCTGACCGGCTCGCTCGCGAGTTCACCCCCGCCGCTGGTGCCCCGAAGTACGACGAGGTCGCGCGTGTCGGTCGCGAAGAGCGCACCTACACTCAGCACAAGGATATGCGCGGTGAGGCGTCGTTCTTCACCGACTCCTACCGTGCCCTCCAGGGTGACCGCGTCGCCAACGACCGCCTCGTGCGTCACGCGCAGGAAGCGATCGTCGAGGGCGAGGTTTCCACCCGTGCCACGACCACCACGTCATTCGCTGGTGCGGTCGTCCCGCAGTACCTCGTCCAACTCGCCGCTCTGGCGCTGCGCAACGGTCGCCCCACCGCGAACGTCTGCCAGAAGCTGCCCCTGCCCGACCAGGGCATGTCCCTGATCATCCCGCGTGGTACCACCGCAGCCGCGGTTGCTTCGCAGGCGACAGAGAACAGCGCCGTTCAGAACACCGACGAGGTGTGGACGAACCTCACCGTCCCCGTCGTCACGATCGCCGGCCAGCAGGACGTGTCCCGCCAGGCCCTCGAGCGTGGCATCCCCGGCATCGACGGCCTGGTCTACATGGACCTCGCCGGTGCCTACGCCGCTGAGCTCGACCGCCAGGTGCTTCACGGCACCGGTGCGTCGAACCAGATGCTCGGCATCACCGCCACTTCGGGCATCAACGCCGCCACGGCGTTCGGTGCCGCGGTGTCCGCGACCAACTTCACCCTCAAGGTCGCGGGTGGCGTGCAGGCCATCGCCGGTTCCGGCACGGCTGTCCAGCCGCGCTACGTCGTGATGCACCCGCGTCGTTGGGGCTGGCTCCAGTCCCTCGTCGACTCGGGTGGTCGTCCTCTCGCCCTGGCGAACCCGGTCGGCCCGTACAACGCTGCGGCGTTCATCGGTGCCCCCGGCGCCTACTCCGGCGACGGCGACGCGCTCGGCAACTCGGCCCCGCAGATCGTCGGCGTTCTCGCCAACGGACTCCCGGTCATCACCGATGCCAACGTCACCACCACCGCCGGCACGATCAACGAGGACCTCGTGATCGTGATGGACAACGCCCAGGCCCTCCTCTGGGAGGACGGCGACGGCGCCCCGCGTCAGCTCAAGTTCGAGCAGACGACCGGTGGCTCGCTCACCACGAAGCTCGTCATCTACGGCTACGCGGCCTTCACTGCCGGTCGATACCCAACCGCCTTCACCAAGATCGGCGGCCTGGACACCACGACGAACGGCCTCGTCGCCCCGTCGTTCTAAGCCCTCTGGCTTCTCTCACTTCTCGGCCTTCGGGTCGGGAAGTGGGGGTGGTTAGACGGATAGGAGATCACCCCACATGGCCCACATCGACGACTGGCTCGCCGAGAACTACCACGAGGTACGCGAACAGCGTGGCCTCACCTGGGACGAGATGGCCGACGACTTCAAGCGCCAGGGCGCGACGCGCCTCGAGACGTGGGCGCGTGATCTCGCCAAGGCATCCGCGTCCCGCGCTTCATCCGAGGAGCGCGCCGCAAAGCCCCGCGCTCGCCGTGCGGCAACTCCGACGGAGGAATCATGAGCAACGACACCGCACGCGCTGACGACGGCTTCGGCGTCGGGGTCGGCACTGCCGTCGCCGACTCCGGCCTGTGGCGCTGCCGCTGGACCGTCGACCGGTGGGACGAGGACGCGACCTCGTGGGCGCTCGAGCACATCGGGCACGACCCGCAGCCGGTCGACTTCGCGCGTCTGAGCATCGACCCGTACCTCACGACTGAGGTCGCCGGGAATCTGCTCACTACTGCGGGTCTCGGGCGCATCGCAACGCTGGTAACGGCGGGCACCGGCAACCTAATCTCGTCGACGACTGCCCGCGTGGGCGTCGGTAACGGCGCGGGCTCGGCGGTCATCGGTGACACCGACCTCGGTGCTGCCGCTGGCTCAACGAACCGTTGGTTCCAGACCTGCACGGTGACGATCCCGTCGAACGTGTGGACCTTCGCTGCGACGTTCGCGTCCGCTGACGGCAACTTCGCGTGGAACGAGTTCGGCATCGACATCGGCACTTCGGCTGTGACGTCGAGCGCCGTGGTGAACGCGGTGCTGCTCAACCACAAGACATCGATTGCGCAGGGCACGAAGGCCGCTGGCCAGACGTGGACCGCAACCGCGACCATCACGATCTCGTAGCTCATGGCTGACCCCGTCGCGAACTTCGCGGCCTCCCTCATCGCCACGGCACCGTCCCCGGCTACGTCGGGCACGTCGTTCGTCGTCACGACTGGTGAGGGTGCGAAGTTCCCCGACCCCGCTACGGCTGGCGCGTACAACGTCACCCTGATCCCGTCGGGTACGGCGCCTGAGTCGTCGAGCGGTGTCGCGGAGATCGTGCGCGTGACAGCCCGCACGTCGGACACGTTCACGATCACCCGCGCGCAGGAGTCGACGACGGCCCGCACGGTCGCGACCGGCTGGCTCGTCGTCCTCGCACCGACTGCGGCATGGGTCGCCTCGCGCGTCCCCGACGTGCAGGTGTTCACGGCCTCCGGCACATGGACGATGCCCACGGGTGCAAAGACCGTCCGCGTCGAGCTCATCGGCGGCGGCGCTGGTGGTGGCTCCGGTCGCTGCGATGCCACTTCTACCGCTCGCGGTGGCGGTGGCGGTGGTGGGCCGGGTGGGATCTCGTGGGCGCAGTTCCCCGCATCCTCGCTCACCTCGACAGTGTCTGTCACGGTCGCAACTGGTGGCGCTGGTGGCACTGGTGTTTCAACCGTTGCCACCAACGGAAACACGGGTACGGCTGGCACGGCAACGACGTTCGGAACCTACCTCCGCGCTGCCGGTGGCACGGGTGGCGGAGGTGGCGGCTCTGCTACTGGCGGCACCGCTGGGCTTGCGGGTGACGGCCTCATCACCGGTAACACCGCAGCCGTCGGGTCGACTGGCGCCGCTGCTGGTGGCGCTGGCTCCATCTCAGGGATCCCCGCTCCTGGCGGCGGAGGTGGCGGACTGTCCACGACGAACACCTTGCAGGCGGCAGGCACTGGTGCCGCTTCACGCCCCCTGACCTCAACCGCCACTGCGGTTGGCACGGCTGGTACTTCTGCGGCCACAGGAACCGTCCTCGGTGGCTGCGGTGGCGGTGGCGGTGCGGCCTCCATCGCTGGCGCAGGACAGGCCGGTGGCGCTGGCGGCAACTACGGCGCAGGCGGTGGCGGCGGTGGCGCAACCATCACAGGGCAGGTGTCAGGCGCAGGAGGTAAGGGCGGCGACGGTATCTGCGTCGTCACCACTTGGTTCTAGGGAGGGCTAGATGTACGGCTTTGTAGCCTACGCAACCCGCCCTTACGGGACTCCGCCAGCTTCGGCTGGCGGCACGGTCTCCGGATCAGCGACACTCACCGCAGCATCAACCCTGACGGCATCCGGATCCGCAGTCGTCGCGGGATCTGCAACTCTGACCGCCTCATCGACTGTCACGGCAGCAGGTACAGCCGGATACTTCGGCAATGCGAACCTGATCTCTGCCGCGATCCTGACCGCTACTGGTCAGGTCACCGTCCCGGGATCGGCGAACCTTACTGCCGCTTCAGTGCTGACTGCCGCTGGCACCGTCATCGTCACGGGCACGGCGTCTCTCACGGCAGTCTCCTCGCTGACCTCGACGCCAACGCTGCGGTCAAACGCAGCACTCACGGCAGTGTCCACGGTCACTGCTGCCGGAACTGTCATCGTGACTGGGTCTGCGACCCTGACGGCGGCGTCCGTCATCACGGCCTCTGGCTCTGGCTCGGGTTCAGGTACCTCCACCCTGACGGCAACGACCACGCTAAGTGCGACTGCCGTGGTCATTATTCCCGGTTCCGCCGCCCTGACCGCTACAACGACCGTCACGGCCACGGGCAGTGCCGGTGGTGGAGTTGTCACAGGCACAGCAACACTCACGGCAGAGACGATCCTGGGTGCCACAGGCACCCTCCTGTCGGCCACCTATGCGTTCACCCCGCCGCCCTACCCCACCAACCGACTGTGGGCCGCTAACACGGCCTACTCGGTCATCAAGCGGGGATCGACATACACGAACATCGTCACTCCGTCGAACTCCCAGATCGAGGGATCCGACTTCGTCTACGTCGGTGGGCACATGTACACCGTCACGGCTGCCGAGGCAGCCCTCCTCCAGTCCGCTGGTTACACCGTCACGAGCACGACCTCTTGATTCGTGAGGATCTCAACATGTCACTAGGACAGCACTGTCGGTCAGGCTGCCGCACCAAGGATCACCGCTCATGGGGCGAGTGCGCCCGTGCCGCCCACCTCCGGGTGGGCTGGGCTGCCCATGCCGCTGGTCTGGACAAGACCGCCGACAAGCAGTTCGACGCCGAGCTCGCGGCCTACAAGTCCGCTCGTGACCAGGGGATCCAGCCCGCCTCCACGAAGTTGGAGTCGGTGCAGGAGGCATACCGCATCAGCGAGATGACGGGTACGGCGTACAACGCCGAAACCGCTCCTCCGACCGGCTTACTCCCTGACAAGCGGACCGTCACTGCGGCCCAGGAGATCGGATACCTGTGAGCACCTTCGGAAGCATCTGCGACGCACTGCGCCTGGAACTGAACGGGTACACGCAGACCGTCGACAACTCCACGCCTCTGGCGTCGCCCATCGTCGCAGGCGACCTGACGATCAGTGTCGCGGACGGGACCTCCTTCTCCGCTGGCGTGGTCCAGATCGACGACGAGCTCATCTACTGCTCCGCAGTGGACCGAACCTCAGGCGTCCTCACGGTTCCTACGTATGGACGTGGGTACGGCGGCTCCACTGCCGCCTCACATGCTGCTGGCGCCGAGGTCATCATGACCCCGTCGATCCCCAGGGTGGCTGTCAAGCGGGCCGTGAACGAGACCATCCAGTCTGTTTACACGACCCTGTTTGCGGTAGGTACAGGTACGGCTACGTACATCTCCGCCAAGTACGGATACCCGGTTGATGCCTCTGCTGACGCGATCCTGTCGGTGGCGTGGTACGACCCGTGGGCCGAGGAGTACGTACCGATCCGTCGGTGG